GTTGAAACTGCTGGCGTTCACTAAACAACAGTAAACCTTGTGGTGAAGGGAGTACCTCAAACAGTCTTACAGGACGGACACTGGATACATTTAAGTCAACAGGGTCTGGATCAATTGCAGTTAACGCTGACTTAGAAAAGAAGTTGTAGTTGTCGTTGGCTACACCCAGGACTACATTATCCTCAGCCAGTACACCAAACCTGTTGTTAAAGAAGAATGTACAAGAAATCTTTTTGCCAACAAACGAAGGATCTGGGTTGGTAGTAGTGTCACCTGTTTTACGTTCCTTATAGGTAATAGGACCAAAGGTAAACGTAGTAGCACCAGTATTAGCCAGTTCATGTGGCATAGTCGTGTTATCTAGACCAGGGGAGACATCACGTGCAAGCGACTCTTCCCAGTAACCATAACCACCCACACCGTCTTCAGCGACAAACTTTAGATAGTAATCATCGTCAGCAGTAGAGCTGTTTAAGATTTTAACAGTATGATTATGGAATGACTCTAGCGGCAACAAATCAACGGTAGTTACCTCGTCTTGGAATGTTTCCAAAGCGTCGTTACTGACACCACCAAGACCACTGAGCTGAAAGTACTTGTAAGTAACACTACTGCCAGGCTCAGCATCAACTACAACAGCATTAGATTCAGTTGTACGTCGAATCTGGATACTATTAGCGTAAGAGTTAAGGTACCATTTACCATCAAACTCTGTATCGCTTGCAGTCTGACGCGCCTCTAGAAGCGTCTTAATGGCTCCTAAAAGGTCATGACTAGCATGTGTACCCGTAAGGAAGCTATTAAACGTAGCAGAGGATTGTACGGTAGCTGTAGTGCTACGCTCTGTACCATTAGATGTACCTTTAATTTTTATGGTATGTACATCACCGTCAATAAGAGACTTGAGTTTTAGAGTTGCCTGCGAATTAGCTACAAATGTAGCATCTGCTTGTTTTGCAGTTGTTACCGTTTTATTAGTAATAATGGTAACATCTTGAATACTACGGAAATGGTAATCAGACTGCTTGGTACCAGTCAGATAGGAAGTACCGGTATTGGTAACGGTACAGAACGTACCATCTTCCGCAGTCCATACATAAATGTTTGTACCTTTAATGCATCCAACATAAGAACCAGCAGCACCACGGTCAATAAAAAACCATGCAGCATCAGCTAACTCTGTTTTACTAAAAGCAGTACCATCTGCCTTTTTAAGAACATTGATGTGACGCATCCCTGGACGTTTCAGGAGACCAAAGGTAGGATCAGGGTAGCCGTTGACACATTCGGTCAAAGTGTTGGGTAGTTTTTTATCATCTGTTTGGCGGGATACACCACCAAGAAAGTTAGGAATTTGCTGTGTTACTGCTGGCATTATCGTTGCAGGCTATGGAACGGTTTGTAGCTATTGTAATAATTCTCACCCTGCGGTTCACCAAAGAAGGAATAATCGCCCTGGTTGCATTCGTACTCCAGAGCCATAGCTCGGGCATACGCTTCTTTCTGTTGCAGCATCTGGTACTGATTACCATCACCGATGATACGGCTAGATACAATAGTAGCAGCACGTGCTACGATGTATGCCTGGACGATGTCAGGAATATGTTCCCACTCATAATACCGCAAAATATCAACATACACACTTTCGTCTGTCCACTTATCAGTGTGTTTAATTTTATCGTAAAGTTTACCGTTTCGGATAATACTATCGTACTGACGGTTACCTGAACGTTTAGAGGATATGTTAAGATCTACCTGCAGAAAATCGCTAGGAATTAGAACTTCATCATTGCTGTTAGGTGTAAGCTCGTAATTGTATTCTTTATTATATGCCCATCCTTCGCTCTGTACCTCACGTGACACTTCTCTCAGGGTGTTGAGTGCAATCGCAACGTCCGGGTTGGCTTGGGTTTCAACTCTTTTTGAAACACTAGATTCGGTCAAACTAGCTTGATTAACTGTGTTACCTACAGCAGTTGAATGGTTAATGTTTAGAGTATGGTTGTAGTAAATAGGATCAAGGGTAAGATCAGCAGCGTTAGCAGTTGTAGAAGCACTAACAGTATATGTAAAATCAGAGCCACTAGCAGTAGGACCGCTAGTTACTTCAATAGGTGTAGTAATAGTGCTGCTAGAAATCTTCACACCTTTAGGAATAAAGGCAGAGCTAGAAGTCAGTGTAGTACCTGAGCAGCTAGCGTTAGGTGTAAAGGTCGCCCGTGCTGTAGCAATAGAAGCGTTAGATTCAACGCCAGTACCACTAATATAAGATCCTTGTGACAAGTTACTCTTACTTGTAAAAAGTGTAGTTCCACTAATATAACCAGTAAACCGACTTACTTCATTAAGTACAAGTGTTTCTTCAGTTGTCAACGTAGTTACAGGAGCCTGACCAACTGACGCCAGGATCTGATTAACAGCTTTAAGCTCAGTGGAGCCAGTAGATAGGTAAGGCATAGTTGATAATGAGTATTATTCTCAATAAAGAATTAAAAAAAAGGAGCCCCCGAAGAGGCTCCCGTATAATTAAACCTATCAGGTGCCAGCAGTGTTGGCAGGATAGGTAGTACCGAAGGCAGAACCAGCGGTGCTAGTAGCGTGCAGCTCAACTGCACAAGCAGGGTTCAGGAAGTCAGCGCCCATGGCGAGACGACCCAGGATCACATCACCCTGGTAGATGGTGGACACGTCGCCACTGGTGACTTGCACCTGAGGGGCGATGGCTTCCACACAACCGGCGGCTTCACGTTGGAAGATCAAACCGCAGGAGGTATCGAAGGTGTCCTGAGCACCATAGTGGTTGTTAATACCGTCAACGGTGACACGACCATCTTCCAGTTCAGTGTCACTACCGACGAAATCACCAGTGTTGCCAGGGTTGGCAGGACCACCAGTGACGCCATACTTGATACCATAGTTGCCCATGAACGGAATGTTCATAGACTTGTAGATCTTGATACCGGCAATCTCGATGATACCGTTGCCGCTTTGCAGAGCGGTACCCTGAGCATCGCGATTCACAAGACCGTTAGATCCAACAGCTTGGATCAATTCGTAGTATTGACGCGGGTTGAGGACCCCCACACGTCCGTCCTGAGACACACCCTTCTCATCCAGAGCAGCAGCGGCATCATAGAATGCGGCAACCAGCTTAGCGGAGTCGAAAGCGTCAGACAGAGCACCAGTACCAGAGCCAACTTGGATCTGGGTACCACCGGGTTCTTCCATGCTCACCAGGCTATTACCAGTACCAACGGATTGGACAGGGGAAGCTTGACGTGCACCTTTAGCGATAGCACGGAAGATCAGACGGTCATATTTTTCTGCAAGAGCATAACCGATCTTGCGAGAAATCTCCGAACGCATATCATAATGCGCCAGAGTTTCGTCGAGATCATACAAAAATGCGCTGGAAATCAGCAGATCATCGACAGTAATGGTCTTCTCCGCCACGGGAGGACGACCGTTGGTATCACCAAGGATGCTGTTACCAGGAGTATGGTACTCAGCCGTGGTGCGACCAGTGTAGATAAACTGAAGAGACTTACCGTTGGTCAGCGTACGACGCATAACCAGATCCCGAGCGATCGTATTATTCTGGAATCCTTTGAACATCTCTCCGGAGAAGAGCTTCAAATACAAGGCGCGGGCATCACCCGTACCGTTAGATTGACCCGGGCGCGTAAGTTGCGCGGGGTTAGTAGAAGATTGAAAAGCCATTTAATAGGATTAAAATTATTTAAACAGACTTCAAACGTTTGAAAAATTTTTTGTGGTCTATTCCCACCGTCTAGACGGCTAGAGGTATCGGCGTACCGGCTCTAACCAATACTGAAGGGGAGCATTGCACTCCCCAGTCCGCTTTTACGGAATCAGTTGATCTCTTTATACACTACACCACGGTAGCGGAGGGCATCAGTGTGATAGCGCTCTGCACGCTTTTTCTGTGATGCAAGGAAACGAATGAGATTAATAGACATAGTTCGTACAGGAATACACCTAAGCCCCGTTCCATGCTTAGGCAGTCATGCGTCTATTGTTGACTCTAAAACCATGCGAGTAAATTGTGTCTCCAGGAAGTTGATGTCTTCCTGTTCCTGCGGATGACCACCAGGCCATTGCTTTTTGTATAGCCTGAGTGCATCACGAATGATACGAGCACCGTTATCGCATACTTGAATGTCAAACATAGATGAACGTACGAATAAATTACTTGCCTTTATAGCCACGCATAAACTGAAGAGCCTCGTTGGTTTTCTGAGTGCGTGATTTTAGCTTGTGAAACAACCCAACATGACTAGGCATTTGCTTGGGCTTGTTCTCTTTTTTAGGCTTTGCCATTGTATTAACCAATAGTAGGAGCAGTGAGAGCAACAGGAGTAGTCTCAGCAGCAGCCAAATCAAGGGGGAAGTTGTGGGCGTTGCGTTCATGCATGACCTCCATGCCGAGACCAGCTCGGTTCAAGATGTCCGCCCACGTGTTGATAACATGCCCTTCACGATCTTGAATGGACTGGTTGAAGTTGAAGCCATTCAGGTTGAACGCCATGGTTGATACACCAAGAGCAGTAAACCAGATGCCAACAACAG